CACCTATAACAGGTATATAAATAATGGTTAAGAATTAACCACTTCAATATAAAGGTATAGCTATGGCAGAAGTAAAAGCTAAAGAAGCTAAATTCAAACGTAAAGATATGTATAAGGCTGACAGCACAGCTAAGAGATTAGTGCCAAGAGGTCCGCAGAAGATAACTAAGAGTAGATTACAAGAGTTGTTACCTAGAGGCAGTAAGCATACAATTACAGATGACTTACTAGATATGATAGCTAGAATGGAAGATGACACAGGACTTCCTCAGGATATGCTGGAAGAGGATGTAATGAGCTATATGTACATACTCAAGAAGGTACCTAGAACTAAGATTAGTGAGTTAGTCAATGCAGTGAAGTTCTGCAACCTGAAGCGAAACCACAGCAATGAGCAGGCTTGGAGTATAGTATTCCCAGATAAATATGAGAGACTAAAGAATGAAAATAAACAGATAGCTAACCATGTAGCGATGTATAATGCTAGTAAGCTTGTACAAGAGATAGATAAAGAGATGCTAATACCCTTTCATTTGACTTATGCTCCATACGCACATGCAGCCGTAAAGAAACAGTATGAATTGATGAATGGTAGAGCAGCGCCTAACGCTAATGGAGAGCCTATGACGGTAAGCCCCATGGTACAACACCTAGCAGCAAAGTCTTTATATGAGATGACAGCTATGCCTGAAACAGCTAAGATAGATTTGACGATAAGTAAGTCAGAGGAAGAGGTTAGTATGCAACAGGAAATGAATCAGCAATTAGCACAACTAGTTAAGATGCAGAAAGCTAGGTTGGATGCTGGTGAGAGTATAGAGACCGTGCAGCAGATAGGTGTGAATTTTAACGAACATGTAACAGAAGCAGAGGTGATAGATGGGTAGTAAAAAATTTGATGTAGACTTAGCACTAGATACGATAGACTACAGCTTCCCTTGGTACCAGCCTACAGAGCAAGCACTAGAGTTCTTCAACTTAATGCGTCTAGTACAGGGTAAAGACTTTGAATTTGGCACACCGATGCTACACTTTTTCATGGTAGATGTGCTATTTGGTAATGTCAATGTAAAACAATTCCCTTACAGCCAAGAAGTGAAAGAAACTATAGCTATAAATATAAAACGAATAGCTATGATGGCCTCACGTGGACTTGCAAAATCAACAGTAGTTACTACATTTATGCCAGTATACTTAGCTATAAAGGGGGAGTTACCTAACTACGGTAATGTATACTTTATGCTAGGAATTGCTGCGTCTGCTCAAGGTGGTGGTAGGGTAATGTGTAAGGCTATACAGTCGTTGTGTCAAGATAGTGTGTTCTGCCAGAATTACTTTGAAGACATGCGATTTACTGAAACTGAGAGTGAATTCACTAGGAAAGGTAAAGGTGACTTGAATAGTAGAACGTTCTTGTTCAGAGCGATGGGTTTTAGCGGAGGTATACGTGGTACGAGAAGTAATGTAGGGGCTAATAGACCTGATATAATTGCGTTTGATGATACTATACTAAATACGGCTGCAGCATACTCAGAAACACAGATGGATACACTGGAAGAAATAATGGCTGCAGATGCGGAAAATGCTTTGAAAGGTGGAGGTAACGGCAGAGTGTGGGTAATATTCACACCATTCCATGCAGGAGACCCTAATTATAAAATAATTAGTGGAGGTGCATATACACCATTAGTTTTTCCTATATGTGAAAAAATAGATAATGATACTACAGCAGAAAATATAAAAACGGCTTGGAGTAGCATGCATCCTCCTGAAGCCATAATTAGTCAGTACCGACAGGCTAAAGCTGCAGGTAAGTTGCAGTCGTTTATGCAGGAGAGGATGCTTCGTGTCAGTTCGGAAGAAGAGAGATTAATTCCGGAATATATGCTTAGTTGGTATGACAGCAGAAGCTTAATAATGAAGAACATACAGAACTTCACTATAGTTATTACTACTGACTTTACAGCAGGTAACACGAAGAATAGTGACTATAGTGGTATAGCTGTATGGGCGATTAATGCTAATAATGACAAGTACTTAGTTGAACTGTTTCTCGAGAAGTGTACTATACAAGAGCAGTATGAAGCACTGTTTAAGATAGTAAGTAGATGGTCTAATAAAGGGGCTAGCTTAGAAGTTGGTATAGAGATAGACGGGCAGCAACAGCTAAATATCAACAGACTAGATGCAATGATGATAGAGAAGAATATATGGTTTAGGTATGCTAGACAGAAAGGAAAGGCGCCTAGTCAAGTTGGTATACGTAGTAGAGGTAATGGCAATAAAATGGATAGGATTAGAAATGCGTTACCAGACTTTGAGATGAACAGAATAAAGTTTCCTAGGGAGTTGGAAGATAGCCCACAAATGAAAGAGATGCTAGATGAGATAAGAAAGATAAGTCGCTCAGGTTTCGGAGCTTTGCATGATGACGGGATAGATTTGATAAGTCAGTTAATGCTAATTGATTATACACTGCCTAGTGGTAATGTACCTAGTAAAGAAGAGATGATAGTGGATAATAATGATATGTGGGCGCTAGGTATTGATGATGACGAGGAATTTACTGATAGTGAAATATTCTAGTGTATCTTAATAATAAATATGGTATAATGCTACATAAGAAATAGACTAAGAGGTAACTAATGACTGCTCAAGATGTGATAAACTTAGCTAAGAATGCAGAGTTAAAACAGTTAGCTGTTAAAGATGACGACTTAGCTGTACTTGGCTACCTGAATTTAGGGTTGCTTGAACTATATAAGAGGTTTCCATTAGATGAAGCTGAAGCCATGATAACGCTTAGAGATGGTAAGACTAGCTACAAGTTAGACGGTACTGATGCAGATGTAGCTATGGATGCTAATAAAGAGCTACTGATGATAGTTGGCGCGTATGAACTGGGCGATAATGGGCTGCCTATACCAGTAGTTGTTAACGATGAAGATGACATGCTAGGTATAAACACACCTTCCTATAATGTGGTAGAGATACCGGCAGTAGCAACAGGTGTACTAATATCTATAATATACAGAGTAGCTCCTAAGTTTCTTAGTGCTGTTACAGATGTAGTACCGCTTCCACCGCAACTGCTAGAAGCATTACTCAACTACATTGGGTATAGAGGGCATGGCTCAATTAATGGTGAACTAAAATCAGAGAACCAGTCGCACTACGTTAGGTTCGAGAACAGCTGTAAAAGGGTTGTACTAGATGGCTTAATTGCTACTGAAGACCTTATTAGTAAGAAACTGTATAATAGAGGATTTGTATAATGAGAAAAATTAGTTCATTAGCTTCTGCAGAAGTAGCTGTAGACAGGCTAACTACAGAGACAGACTATGACAATATAGTTAAGGTAAAAAATAACTTGCCTGCTATAAACACAATTGCACCTAGTGTGCCAGACCTAATAAGCTTGGAGACAATACACGATGAAATAGTAAGTCTGTACAGCGATAAAGTTAAGTTGGACAGCTTGTACACAGACAAGGGCGCATTAGATGGTATATACAGTAGTAAAGCAGCCATTGATAGTATATTTGCCAATAAAGCTGCCTTAGACAGTTTGTACGCAGATAAAGCTAAACTGGACAGCCTTTATGCGGATAAGACAACACTAGATGCTGTATACAGTAAGCTGGCTGAGGTAGAGGCAGTAGGTGCTGATGTGTTAAAAGGTAAAGGTGCAAATACAGCTACAGATAGCGCAGTGCTTAATGCGTTAGACAATGCTAACGTTGCAGTAGCAAAAGCAGGTGAAGCTAATACCTCTGCAAACAGTGCTGCTACTAGTGCATTAAACGCCTCAATAAACAGTAGTGCAGCAGCAGCTAGTTCTACCGTAGCAGAAAACTGGGCAACATACGCAGTTGACGTGCCTGTACCTAGCGGTAATGGAAGTGAGTATTCAGCTAAGCACTGGGCAAGTAAAGCAGCAGCAGCAGCTACAGGGTCACTACACTATAAAGGTGCTTGGGATGCTACAACAGCTTTTCCAGCAGGGCCTATATTAGGTGACTACTATAAAGTAAGTACTGCTGGACCAGAAGCTACTGCTCCGTACACCTATAATCAGGGAGACTCTATTATATATAATGGCACTGGTTGGGATTTAATAGATAGTTCTGATGCTGTAAACTCAGTAGACGGGCAAGTAGGTGCAGTAAACTTAACAAGTGTATATGAGCCTAAGAATAGTAATATACAGGCGCATATAGCTAGTACTGCTAACCCGCATGGTGTAACTAAAGCACAGGTAGGGCTCGGTAATGTTGATAACACTAGTGATGTAAATAAGCCTGTCAGTACTGCGCAAGATGCTAGGTTTACTGCGGTAGAAGCGACAGCTAATGCAGCAGCACCACAATCCACTACATACTCAAAAACAGAAGTTGACAATAAAATAGTAGGATTTAAAAACTTAATCATTAATGGAGGTTTTGATGTATGGCAGAGAGGTACTTTATTTGCTTATCCAGCTGGCACTTCTGGTTACCACACTGCTGATAGAGCTATTCTTAGTAATAACTCAGATGGGCAATTTACTGCATCTAAATCAGAGATAAACGGCAGCAATGCAGTTAAGTTTAATGTAGATACTGCCATAACAGGTCTAACAACAAAGAAGTATTGGAATAACTTCTCCTACTATTTTGAGGGTAGGACGCTTTATTCCATAGCAAGACAAGGAAAAACAGTAACACTATCATTTTGGTTCAACTCAAATGTAGCAGGTGACTATCCTATATCTTTTAGAAACTGGACTGTCCCTAATAATGTAGAAAGCTATGTTAGTACATTTAATTATACTACAGCAAATGTACCACAAAAAGTAGAAGTAGTCATACCATTAAATCATACATTCAGTGGGGTACTTGTTAATAATAATGCTGTTGGGTTTACACTTACAATAGGCTTTTTAAACCAAGGAGCCTATGTAACTTCTACTACTAATTCTTGGCAAACAGGTAATTACCTAACTACACCTACTTGTGTAAACTGGGGAGCAACAGCAGGTAATTTCATAGAGATAGCAGAGTTGCAACTAGAAGAAGGTTCTGTAGCTACAACATTTGAACGAAGGCCTTATGGGTTGGAGTTAAGTTTGTGCCAGAGATATTATTGGACTACTATGGTTGAGACTGGAAACTACACTGATAAAGGCTTTATTGAACTGTATGCAACGGGAACAGTTGATTTCTATACACAGCAGTTCCTATTGCCTGTTGAGCAGAGAATAACTGGGGTACAAAATGTCTATAATCCAGTAACAGGAGTACAAGGCAGTATTTACAATAGCACATCAGGAGTAAGCTATGACGCCTTTACCCTCGGTATAGCAGGGAGTTTTTCACGTAATAAGTTCTATCTATTTGACAGCAATATGGGCCTTACAGCGGGTAATAACTATAGTATGCATTTAGTGTCAGATGCAGAAATATACTAAGAGGAGAAAGCAATGACAATAGTAAAAGCAAAATACAAATCAGAAGATAGTAACTGGGTATCACTTACATTTAGTGATGGCTCAGTAGGGCAAGTAAGTACAACAGACGGTATCAGAAGACAATATACTGATATGTATAATGACTATGTAGCTAAAGGGGGTACTATAGAGCCTATGCACTCTTTAGCAGACCTACAAGCTAAGAAAATACAGGAGCTTGAGAAATCATACAGTAATGCTAAC